AAAAAAAAACATCCAAGCAAATTTGCTTGGATGTTTTAACTATTAAGAATAATCAACAACTACAAAGCTAAAAATTCAGCAATTTTTAGCTCGAAAGAGGATTAAAAAAGTGATTATTCGTCTTTATGTTTTTTGTGTTTTTTGTTTTTTTCTTCGTCGTCATCATCATCGTCATCATCATCGTCATCATCATCGTCATCATCATCGTCATCATCATCGTCATCATCATCGTCATCATCATCGTCATCATCATCGTCATCATCATCATCGTCATCATCATCATCATGATCTTTGTCATGATCTTCGTCTTCGTCATCCATGTCCATATCTTCATCATGATCTTCATCGTCTTCTTTCTTTTCGCCGAGAAGAATTTCCTGAGACTTCATTCGAAGATATTCACGAATAGCTTGTGTTGATCCTTCAGTATCTTCGTTGATGAGACCTGTAATTAAATTTTCGAGATTTTGTTTCATTGCTTTGTTCATTGCATGCTCCTTTAATAGCAGTAGTAATTATTTATAATGTATTTATACAAATACTAATTTTTTATACGAAAAATTATGTTAGAGGAGTTGTAGGTTCAGCTTCTGGTGGTGCACTACCAAGCTCTCCAACGCCTGTAGGTTGTTCAATTCCTCCAGGTTCAGCAATCATATCTCCGCCCATTCCCACATCTGGCATTAATTGGTTTGCCGTATTATAAATCTTTGACAAATCTTTTTTAGTAAGTTCGCCCAAGACACCAAGTTCTTCTGCACGCATTGTTTCGTTAGTCAAAATTTCTTCATCTGTAAATCCAGCATATTTTCTTAAAGCAAAACGTTTGGAGATATATTCAACGTTATCAGCATTGCTTAATGTTGCTAATAGATTTGCATTGAGTTCTTGTTGTCTATATACACCAAAGTTTTCAGGTTCTGGTAAGGTTATTTTAAATAATGAGTTGTCTACTATAACATCAGCACTACGTAAATATTTTTTAAATTCTGCATCAAGTATTTTTTCAATATGACGTTGCAATCTTTTAATAAACAAAGCAAAACGCAATTCTTGAATGTACGCTACACCAACTTTACCATCATTGAAAATTGCATTATCTTGACCTTCCCGCATATAAGAAAGAGGAATTCTTAACCCTCTAAACACTTTCCACTGAAAGTACTCAAGGTCTGCCAATTCGCCAAGGCCTTGACCACCCGGCAAAACTTCAACACGTGATCCTTTGCCGTCAGGTCTTTGCGCAAAGAAAAAGTCTTCATTCATTGATTGGGGATTATAAACAGAATCAACTTGTTCAACGCCACCGCCTGCTGTTGGGACTTTCTTTTGACGCATATCGTTTTTAATTTGTTCCAAATATGCTTTTACGCGAGCAGGAGGCATTTTACCGACATCAATGTAAAACACTCTTCTTTCGGGTGCTCGTTGGATGCGATAGATAATAATAGCGTCTTCAAGCAACTCTTTTTGTTTTTGTGCTCTATATACAGCACGAAGTATCGAATCACCGAAAGGCGCTGCTTCACTTATGTCATCATTCAGCGAAAACCAAACTATTTCGTCGGCCGAATACGTATCAACTTGTGATTCACTATAGTTTCCAAAATGACCTGTTGGAGCACTGTAAGGCGAATTTGGTTTTTTTATATCTTGTTTCACTTGCCACCCAAGAACTTTAGTCATGTCGTTTTCATCAACAATTGCTGCAATAACGTTTCTTGGGTGAATGAATTCCCATTTTTTTGTAGGGCTTTTCCGCAAAAAGAAACAATCACCATACTTGATTGTCATGCGCGCTATTTTAAATAATCTTATGTCAAGTTCGTGCAAATCTGACCAATACTGCATAGCAGTTTTCAGTGTGTTAACAACGGCATGATTATTTTCGTTTGATTTATCGCTTTCAAATTTTAAAACCAAGGGTAAATCACGCTGTGGATCAGAACCACACATTTCTTCAGCAATTGTGTCAAGAGCACGAGATACTTCAACGTCGTTATCCATCAAATCGTATTCGCGATATCTTGTTATTCTGGATGCTGAACCTTGTATTAATCTTTGATACCACGTATAATTAGCATATGCACCCTGATCACCAATGTTTTGGTTATCGGTCATTGTTGTTGTACCGATTCTTGGTGTAATGACTTTAAAATAATTTGTTAATTTTGCCATATTGGGGTCATTTCTTAATAGTGAACTGCTAGTTGTTCTTAAGAACAACTAATTTTCTGGACCGAATTTGTTACAACAGATTATTACAATATTTAGTTTTAATTAAAATCAATTAACACGGTTATTATTAATTGATTTTTTTATTTATTTAATTTATCCTAACATCTGAAGAACATCAAGGTTTCTTGAATTATTTATTCTTGTTTGGTCTGGAGAGACCACAAAGTCTTTAATTTTACGGGGTAGAACTATTGCGAGGCAGTCATTCACTGAATTGGTGTAATATAGCTTGCTGATTTTCCTTTAATTTCATTAATTCTTAACATTGAATTAATTTGTTTTCTTCTTTCTTCTTCACTCAATCCAGACAATTCAATTTGTTTTCTTGTTAATAATAGTTGCTCAGCAATCATATCAGAAATTGTTTTAAGATATGAATTTGACTGTTTGATTTCATTTAAGTTTTGATCGATTATATTGTTTTGTTGTTCAATTTTTTTGTTTGTTTCTTCTGTTTGTTCAACTACCATGGTACTTGGTGTTTTACTTCCTGCAACATATTCCGCACGTCTTTGTTTCATCTCTTGAATCATTTGATTTTTTCGTGCTTCTGTTGCAGCATCGGCTTTTGGACCACCAGTAAAGAAATCAATTAGGTTCTGAGTAGCAGTATACCCAAAATCGGATCCATAAAATAACTCACCTAATTCATATCCTGCCATACCTGATAATCCAAGTGCGGTACCTCGAGCCGCAAGACCGACAGCTCCTTTGGCAGCGTTTCCTACGGCGCTTCCAACTCCTTTTCCAATATTTCCAATAGCTTTACCTGTTTGTGCCATTGTGTTAGCAACCACAGCTCCTGTTAATACTACTATTGCACCCGTCAATGCTCCAATCGGCGATTGAAGCGCATTCATTACTTTTACGAATGCATCCATACCTTTTGTTAAATCGGCGTTAGCTGTACTTAAGTTTTCGGCAGCTTGTTTAACAGGGATTGCTAGTGTCGTTGAAAATGGGCTTTCTTTACCGAAATATCTTTCAAGATCCATTTTTTCCATCATTGTCGTTGATACAATTTCAGCACCAAGTCCTGCACCCCTCATTTGATCCATGGTTGTTGCCATAGATCTGGAAAAAGCTGCTAACGCTTGCCTTTGCTCGTCTGTAGCTCGAGAACCTGCTATAACAGCTTGAGCTGCGACATCGGCTCCTTCAACACCAAACGCCGCTCCCATGGCTCTCATTCGTGCTGCTTGCCGCATACGATCAAGGGGTTTTTGTCCAGCCATTTCATTTAATGTTTTTGCAGCTTGTGCTGCTTGTTCTTTTGTCATACCAAGAGCAACATTTGTAGCTAATATTGTTTGATTGGTCTTTAAGAAAGCTACTCGCTGTTGCTCAGACATTGCACGCATGAGTCCTATCGATTCGGTGGTTCCAATTATAGAATTCATCAATTCGTTAAATTGGTCTGGCATTATACCGGTTATTTTGCTAACCCGTGTTGTTGTATCTGCCATCGATTGCAATGCTGCTGACGTTGGTTTTATGCCTGAAACAGCTAGCATATTCAGCTGCTCATACAAAGCACTCATCGCTTGTTCGTTGTTACCTGTCAAACGAAAATATTGTTGCTGGAAGGTTAAACCTTCTTTGTTTGTGGTGTTCAATAGATGTTGAACTTTATTGGTATCACCAATAACCAACGACATTTGTCGATATTCACGATTTAACCGTGCTAAGGTTTCGGGATTTATTCCATATTTTACATATGAATCGTAATATGTTTGTCCAAGTTGTTTGACAATATCAATAAATTGACCAGTACTGGATGTACTTTGATTAAGCCCTTCATAAAAACCGCCATATTGTTTAGTTGTTTGACGAAGTTCGTTGCTTAAAGCCTTTAATGAAGCGCCCAATCCAGCCAACCCTGCTTTAAATGTAAATGTTTCTTTTGCTGTATCACTAATTTTTGTTGCAAAAGTACCAAGGGAGGTTTGATTTTTAACTAAAGCGGTCGTATTCTGGTTAATTTTTCCTTGATTTTGAATAATATTATTATTCAAAGATGAGTATTCATTGCGTAATGTTTCAATTTGTTCAACCAAAAGTTTGTGCTGTTCACTATTCTGATCGGTTGCTTCAATCAGCTCTTGCTTCTTAGCGATCTCAAGTGCAAGTTGTCGTAATTGTTCTTTTTGACTTTTTACCAAACCTTCAACAGCTTTTATTTCTTCTAACTTTTTCTTTGTATATGAAGTTTCAATTAATATTTTTTTCTTGTAAATCTCGTCAATTGAACGCTCATTTTCTTCGACGGTTTCATTTAAATTACGTTGAACGTCTTCATATGTTTTGTTCACTTCAACTATACGTTTTAGTGTATCGGAAAACATTTGAAGATTTGCATCTACTTCTCTAATATTTTTTAATACATCATCAGCCATATACAGTTTCCCCAATATGTTGAGTTATTTATGGTTTTATGACATCAATAAATATTTGTGCAATAAGGAGATTTTTATGGAAAATTTCAATCCGTTAGTTCAAAATTTAAAAAGTAGATTGCCTGGTCAAACGTTTCGTTTACCGTCCTTGGCGATTTTTTACAAAAACAATGAGTTAACAGATGACGTGATTAATGGTGAAGTGCACGTATATCCAATGAGTGCTATAGATGAAATTGCTTTAAATACGCCAGATTTATTGATCAATGGTACAGCTGTAATTAATGTAATTAAACGTTGTGTACCACAAGTAAATAAACCGGAATATCTCTTATCAAAAGACATTGATTATTTAATGGCGTGTTTAAGGTTTGTTTCATATGGACCAACTGTTGAAATAACTCATAAACATACTTGTGAAAATGCAAAACAACATACTTATTCGATTCCCATTGAGCCAATCATTAAAAAAACTAAAGAAATTGATCCAACAATTGTTAAAAATACGTCAACAATAACAACACCTGAAGGACAAAAAGTAATACTTAAACCAATTGTATTTAAAGACATTATTGAGTTATATCAATCATTAACAATTGAAAATCAAAATACAGCAACACTTGTTCAAGAAAAGTTAGTTGAAAATTATGCTAACATGATCAATGATGTTGACGGTGTTTTTGACAAACAAATGATTGTTGAATGGCTTCAATCAGTTCCAATCAATACGTTTACTCTCATACGTGAGCGTATTGAGCAATTGTTAGATTTTGGTATTGATCCGACATGTGAAATCCAATGTCGCGATTGTAATGAAAAAGTAATTGTTGACATACCGATTAATCCGATAGGTTTTTTTACATAACGCTGAAACATGGCTCCCCTAAAGATGTAAGGGACATGTTTCAGCAGATGAAAAAAGATTCTGAATCAATATTAAATGAAATAATTCATTTGGTATATTTTATGCGTGGTTCTATTCAATACCACGATATGCTTTTAATGTCTAGATTTGAGCGTTCCCTAATAGGGGAATTTATTGAACGGAGGCTCGAACAGGAAAAAGAAAAAATGTATCCGATCTATTGAATTCGGTCCATTAAGCACGTACGTGCTTAATGAATGTTGTTTGAAAACTTCGCTTCACTCGTTTTCAAACAACATTGTAATTATTAATTATTTCGGGGTTCTTTTTGTTGGTAAAAAGAAAAACCAAAAATTACAACTCCCCCACAAGACCAAAAAGAAAAAAAAGATTTTTTATTCTTTTAAATAAGTATGACTTCTCCCAAGTTAGCACTTATTTAACGACGCTTGGTAGCATACTGCTGGCTATGTTCGTCGCTCGGTTGGAAGAAGGGTATTACCAACTGCGTTTCTATTTTTTAGTGTTGTTTTGTTTCAACAGTTTGCCTTAAAATTATCTAAACAATATCTTGATAACCAATAAGAGTCTGATAAATCATATAAACCAGTTGTTTTTTTATGTTTTTCTAAAAATTTATTTAAAATATTTTCTGGCAATGCTTCAACCATTTGTTCTTTTGTTGCTTTACCACTTTTCGTTACAAATTTTTTTAACGAAAGAGGGGCAATAACATTTATGTTTTGATTATAACTAAATCTTAAAATGTTGACAACAGAAAATTGTAATCCTGCTAAATCTCTTGTTGCATCGCCACGCATACCAAATGCAAGACCTTCGATGCATATTGAGCATGGTTGGAATCGTAAAACGATATCCTTCACGTGACTCGTAAGATGCCACGCGCGTTCAAAAATGTCCTTGTCTTTTGGTGAGCCGAATGTTTCGTAGTGAAGTAAATTGAACCGTTCATCAATAATGCAGCACCCAAAAGAATTGTATGATTGATCAAGTCCTATAAAATATTTCATAGGACTATTTAATCTATTTAAAAATGGTGTAAAAAAATTTTAAAGGGTATAAAAAGATTGTTCCAGTCTTCGTTGGAAATCTTTAAGTTTTTGGTTAGGAATGTTTAATGCACCAACATTTTTAATTTCTGCATTAATGTGATTGATTACATCCCTGACTTCTTCTGGATTTTCAACATTCATTACATCTACAACAACCTTGGAAAGTAAAGCAGAAATTCTTCTCAACAATACCGACTTTTCCTGGTCGGTGCTTTTTTCTTTTGCGTCTAGGAGCTTTGAGATTGTTGGTCTTACAATAGCGAGCAAACCAGAGGTGTCATCTTTTATGTTTTCGTAAATGTCATTAAGTTTCATTGTCGTATCTCTCGTTGATAAAATTGTATTTATTCGTTTTCGTTTTCTTTTATGTAGGAAAATCCTTTACTTAACTGGATTGTTAGCTTTGAGTCAAACACGCCCTCAATTTCATCTCTGTGAGAGATAATAAACAACGAAAGTTTTTCGTCTCTTGAGATACGTTTTAATAGTCTTGCTGCATCCTGTACACCAACTGCATCAAGACCGACATCTAAAACTTCGTCAAACATACAGATGTTAATTTTCGTATGTAGACTCTGTAAAACGTCTCTAAACGAGAGAGAAAGTGCAAGGTTTACTCTTGCACGTTGGCCTGCAGATAAGTTACCAAAATCTAATTCTTTCCCTAATTGAGAAATCTTTGCTGTCATTTCATGAGTAAATTCAACTTTGTGATGAAGACCAAGAAGTGTTAAATAATATTGCAGGCGTGAATTTAAATATGGAATATTTTTATTTAACAATGCTTTTCTAACAAAACTATCTTTTTTTGTCAAAAGTTTTAACAAAAATGTTTGATGTTCTATAAGTTTTGTGGTTGAATTTACTTCTTCGTAGTTGATTTCTTCAAGTTTTGTCTCTAATAATTCTTGATATGGTTCAATAAACGGATTAGTTGCATTGAGTAAGTCATGAATTTTTGATGCAATCTGTGACGATTTATTTTTAATACTAATAAGTTCTTCAATATCATCAACTTCTATTTTTTTAGAAATTTCTTTCTGACGCTTTATGAGTTCCTCAAGACTTTTATCACAGTTGTTAAGTGTTGCTAGTTGAGTTTCTAGTATTTGGTTTAATTGTTCATTGTCTCGTTCACATTCAACCATTTTATGTTTTGCATCAGCATATGACTGTTTACAATACGGACACCTATCATCTTTTAAATGAGATATTTCGTGTTGATTTTTTTTGATAGAAAGCGAAGTTTGTTTAATTTGTTTTTCAATGTTTGTTTTTTCATCAAGCTTTTCCGATATTTCTTCGTTGAGAGCACGTAGCGTTTCATGAAACGTTTTTTGTTCTTCGAAATTAACAGATTCGATACGTTTTAGTTGTAAACGTAACTCTTTAATTGTTTTTGCTGTTTTTTCATTCCAATCGTCAACTCTGGCTTTAGCAGAATTAATTTGTTGTTGGTGACGTATGTGTTCTTTTTCAAGTAGTTCAAGTTTTGTTTTTTGAGACGTTAGTTTGTTTTCGGTTTCTTTAATTGTTTCTTTTAGTGCTGCTGCTTTTTTTGAAAGTTCTGTTAGACCAAAAAGTTCTTCAATAATATCTGTTTGGTTTGCTGAATAGTGAGATTTTGCGGGTAGATCTAAAAACGGAATGTGTGATGCAGAAAAAACAACGATACGCACAAAAAGTTCATATGGAACACCAATAATTTCTTCAATCTTTGCGTTTGTGGCAGCAACGCTATCTAAAGTAATATCTTTTCCATTTTCATAAAGATATACTCCATTTCCGGCTGCACCAGCTTTTGTTTTTCTTGTTCGTTTAACAAGATATTTAACACCAGCGTTGTTAGTAAATTCAACAACAACTTCCATATTCTTTTTGTTGACGTTGTTTACAAGATTGTCTTTAGAAATGTTTGAAACAGGTTTATCATAAAGACAGTATGTGATTGCATTAATGATACTTGATTTGCCTGTTCCGTTTGTTCCGTAACCATTTGTTGTGTTATCAAGGTCTTCACCAACAATTAGTGTTGTTCCTGGTCTTTCCAATAAGAAAGTTATTGGAGCATTGCCATATGATAAGAAATTTTTAAGTGAAACAGAATGGAATGTAATTAACATAGTTATACTTTTATTTTTCTGTATTCTTCGATTAAGATATCGTTATTAATATGTTCACTTTTAATATCTTTCAACATTTTAATAACGAGATTGTCAACGCTATCAAGTGTTGTTGAGTTTGAAATGTCAACAAACGTTTCCGTTTCTGTCAACGCTGCTTTAATTTCGTAGCTCTCTTCCATTGTAAATTCTCGTAGTTTATATTTTTTTAAAAATGTTTGTCGCAAATGCGTGCTGTCTTCAAAAGAGATTGGTATATCAGCGACACACTTCACTCTAGCATTTTCGTAAAATTTCACAGACTTGTCAAGTATGTCAGATAATTTAAATTTTAAATATTTTGGACAATTTTCCCAATTTTTATATTGGACTTTATCAGTTTCGTGGTCATAAATCATCATACCACGATTTACATCATTAGCATCACCAAACGTTGTTGGAAAAACGTTTCCTATATATTGCACATGAAGTTCTTCTTGTCTTTTGTGAAAATGACCCGAAAATATTCTTTTTGGACCTAGGTAGTCTTTAGGGTCGGGACCTGTCGGTAAAATAATATTGTAGCCTGTCACTACGAATCCCTTGAATTCAAAGTGGCCCCACCACGTTTTATAATTTAAAAGTTTTGTTAATTGGGGATACTCTTCATGGAAAAGGTATGGTGAAAAAACAGCACCACCATCTCCAATTTCGGGAATTATTATTGGATCGTCGATTATTTTGAAATTTGTAAATTCTTTAAAATTGACAACCGAATGAATTTCTCTCGTATGTCGATGGTACAAATCGTGATTACCAACAACAAAAAAAATTGGCATGTTTAATTCGTTGAGAAGCTTGGCGCCTCTATACGAATAATTAATTGTTGAAACATTAATTGCAGATCGGTTTTCAAACCAATCGCCTAAAAAACATATGTGGTCAATTTCTTTGTCTTTTTTTACTTGCGCACAAAACCATTCAATAAAATTTAAACAATCTTGATTGTGAAGTTCGGAATTTGTTTTTGCGCCCCAGTGTATATCAGTAAAGCAGGCTGCTTTTTTCAATTGTTTTTTCATGATTTTATTTTTCTGTGTTTTCTAATTCATCAACATTTTTTGTTTCTTCACTCGGCAAAGTCCCTTCAAAGTCAACGTTTTCGTCTGAATCTTTTTCTGGTGCCTCATAACCAAACGAAGGAGTTAGGCCTTGATCCAACAATAATTCATCTTTAATGTTTCGTTGTCGTTTTTCTTGGTTCAAAAATTGAATAAATGAATGATGTATACATTGTGTAAAAAATGCAAATGGATTATCGCTTTTTTCAGGATCGAATGCGTTCCATGTTTTTACGAGCATCAACATTGCGAATGCTTGCATATCATCATTATAACTATAGTTAGCAAAGTTGCCTTTTTTTGCATATTTCATACATAGCAACATTAACATTTTAGCTAATCTATCAGTCATAAAGCCTTTTTCTTTTGCAAGCTTTACTTCTGCTAAAAGATCTTTGTTATTTAGGTATCTTCCTTTTGTTAATTCTTGTAAACCATTTATGTCGTAAACTTCAGAAATGTCCTTTTTAAGTTTAATTGCTTTAGTTGGCTTAATGGGTTTGGTAGCTTTAACAACTTTAGTAGATTTGACAGACTTGGTTGTTGGTTTTGTTTTGGTTGTATCTGTTACTGTTACATCAACATTTTTTGTTTTTGGTGTTTTTGTTACACTTTTTTTAATATTTTTAATTTTTTCGTTTTTGGGGTTTGCCTTTGTTTTTGTTTTCATGTTAATGCTACCTCTTTGTTTTTATGTTAATTATACTGATTTTTTCGTCGGCGTCAACAATAATAAATATTTGATATATTTTTGAATATAGTAATATGACAACACCAACACAACAGGTAGGACATCCGTACAAAGTACGTTTAGTTTCCGTTTTGAACTCAGTTTCAAGGCTGGGAGGGACTATTTTAGGTAACGATTTACAAACGGAAGTGGTATTTGAAAATACACCGAGATTGTCTGAAGTGGGGTCTGTAACTTATACACCCGTACGACCAATACAGATGCCTGGCGCAACGCAAATATATCAAGGTACAGAACCTAGATCTTTTTCGATTACAGCAACCTTTATTTCACGAACGGCAGAAGAAGCAACACGTCGTATGGCTGACCTTCAAACATTGAGATCATGGAGATACCCTTTTTTTGGTACTGGAACATCAACACGAGGTGCTAATATCAACAATGGCCAACGAGAACAAATCTTAAACATTAAACAACAAACAAACCAACCAAGCTATTTTAATAGTCTTTCCACATCAAGAACAAGCAGAAACGAACGTGACCGCAAAGAGCTTGATATATTACGACGAAACTTAGGAAAGTTTGAATTAAGAGGAGCTCCTCCAGAAGTGTTATTCCTTTATGCTTATTCTAATCCAGAACACCAAGGAGGTCATTTAATAAATTTAAATAGAATACCGGTGGTTTTAACAAATTTATCAATAACATATCCAGACGACGTTGAATATATTCCAACATTGAATAATAACGAGCCATTTCCTCTCAGGATGGAGGTTGGAATAGACCTTGCTGAAACACATTCACCGCGAGAGTTTGCTGAGTTTTCACTTTCACAATATAAGCGCGGCGATCTTGAATATTTTTAAAAGGACACAATGAATGGCTTTTACCTACAGATCAGATAATGGTGTAAATAATAGATATGTTCAAGGTGGAACAGCAGAAAGTTTACCGACACGTATCGGTTGGTGGGAACGAACCGTTTATGAAAAATCGGATACAGACGTGGCAATTGTTTTACAAAACATGCACAACAAACGACCCGATATTATTTCAACGTTGGTTTACGGAAGACCTACATACGCTTGGTTTATTTTACAATACAATAATATTGTAGACATTAATGAAGAATTTGTTGCAGGTAAGACGATTGTTTTACCGACAAGAGAAAGATTAATGACAGAAATTTTATCAAAAAGTACTTGACAGTTACATTTTTTAAAAAATGGCTCAAAAATTTACTTTCCCTAAAAGTTTTACAAGAAATAGATTATCAAATTATAGATCATATCGATATTATTTTGCATTGGTCGTTTGTGATAGTGCTATTACAGCAGAAGCAATCTCACAACAAACAAATTTAGATGTTTGGGAACATCAGGTTGATGAAAACAAATTAACAAAATATGGCGTAAAAACGATACAAGTATCTTCAAGAGGAAATTCAGCTTCGCGCGGTTCATCCGATACCGTTTTTGGTAAGTATATTGTTTTGATAAATGGTTCAACAGATGCGGATTTTGTAATTACAGAATTAAAGTATGGTAGTATGACAGCTGCTAATGCTGTGCCAGGAGACTTTGGTACTTCTATAGCAGTCGAAGGAACTTTAAAGGTTTCAGAACCAAAAGGTATTTTATTTCTTGATACAATTACAAGAGCGATAAGTGTTCTTAACATAGACCCATCACAGGCTGTTTATGTTCTTAAACCATTTTTTGTTGGATTTAGAGATGATAATAATTTTTCAAATGAGCCCATTAACGACTTAAAACCTTTGATGTTTATCCCATATGATATTTCTGCTGTATACACACCGGAAGGTGGCGTCTATGATATGGGATTTGTTGCTATCAGTAATGGTGTTTCCCGCTTTCCGCAATATTCACAGTTTGAAGGAATAAGTTTGGCCTGCCGAGGAACATTGCCAGAGGTAATGAAACAGCTTGAAGACAAGTTAAATTATGATTATCAAAATATTTATCAATCGTTGGTTGATAAGTTTAAAAAAGTTGAAGAGACAGAAGGGATAAAAGGTCAAGTTAATTATGAAAAAGTTGAATACAAGATTATTGTCGATCCATATTATCATATAAATGCAAAAAAATATCAGCCAACGGATACGTTGCAACAATATAAAGAGGGTGGTTGCGATTGTACCTGTATTATCAAGAATACACAAGGCGGCAGCGTCGAGACAATGATACGTCAAATTCTTGAAAAGACGCCTCAGATCAAAAATGATAAAATTGACAAAGATAATACGGGCGTCAAGATAGAGTATAAAATTATGTCAACGGTGCGACGGATTTTGGCAAGCGAACCGTATACACAAATAGTGTATGTCGTTAAGCGTTTTGTGACGCCACAAACTGGTTTGTTAGATTTTGTTATTAAAAATCAAAACAATCAAAATTTTGATCCAACATTATTAGAAAGAAACGTTGTTGAGTTTGATTATCTTTACACCGGAATGAATACCGACGTTTTAAATTTTGATATAAAAGTGAATATGGGGTTAGCTTATTTACAACTTGCTTCTTCTGCAAACTTATTCAGGCAGCAAGGCGAAGAGCTTCAACCAAAACGTTTTCAGATTGTTGATATAGCACCACGTAATGTAGGTTTAAAGAAAACACATAAGGTTGTTGTTTATCCAGGATTACGACCAAATAATTTAGTAAATAATACTACAACCAGCAACGCAACAGTTGGTAGTGTGTATACAATGGCAAAGCACGCTTCTCTCGAATCAAGCGAAGCAAAAATCACCATTCGAGGAAACACAGCATTTTTAGAGGCTGGAAATAAGCTTGGGGACCCGTCAGGACCATTGTCATTTGTTGTCGGTGATACAATTTACAAAGTAAAAACAGATCCAACAACAGGGGCAGTAATAACACCTTTAACCATTGGTGATTTTGATGTCGCCTCCGAAAAACCCACGATAGCAAAACAGCAAACAATCCCAGATATGGGTGATTATCCGTGCTTTGCTAAAATAAATGTATTAATGCCATCGAGTGCCGATGATCTTGAAGCATTTAGAACTGGCAGCGATTATTCTAGAAATTTTTGGTATGAAGGGTATTATTATATTTTTGCTATTGATCATGAATTTGTTGACGGGCAGTTTACACAAACGTTAGATATGGTTGCAGTTCCAAATCCAGAAACATTTCAAAATTTAACTCAAAAGAAAAAGAAATTAAATGAGATTTATAATGAACCCACCGTAGTACAACAAGACGAAAAACAACTAAGTTCTTTTGAACAAACAAATAATTTACAAATTGTTGTACCATTTGACAGTGGTTTATCACAAGGCGAAAAACCAAATGTAGGAGCAGCACCAACTAATATTGTAGACAGTAAAGCACTTCTTGTTAATAATGCTATCAATGGTGTTCAGTCTGTAAAAAATTGGCAACAAGCATCACCAGTTGTACAAAATGCTATCGTTTCAGTTCCTACTCGCAAAGTTAGCGGTGGCGTTATTGATTCTACGTTATTGGCATTGTTAGCATACAAATTATCAAATTATAATCCTTCTTTTGCAGGTTTAAGAGGTGCTGGATTATATGCCTGGAATCCACAAAAATGGTTAACTTATGTTAAGTCAAACTTTCAAAAGTTCCCCACAATTGTTGTAAAAGGAAAACCGTCTGCTAAAATTATTGAAGATCGTTTTGAAGCATCTAAAGCAACCTTTGTTACATCACAGTATATAAACGATTTGAAATCGTTGAATATAACACAACCGGGGGACATATACATGACATTTTTGTTAGCACAAATTTACCCAAATGAGGCCGAAAGACATGTTAACAGAATAGTTGGAATTACTAATGCAAATGACGGAAAGAATTTTATGTTAACGTCAATCGGCATTGATCCCGAAAAGATATATCAAATTGCTGGAAACGCTCGAACATACAACAATGTTGGTGTAAAAACGGTTGAAGATTTGAGAGTGTTTTGTTATATGGAGATGGCTGGTTCGCTTGAAAAAGGAATCCCTGTAGCAACCGAAAAAAGACAAACAGTAACAGAACCAAGACAAACAAACGTGCAAGCAAGTAGAAATAACACGGCGGTTACGCGTGTTAATCAAAATGAAAATACAAATATCAATACATCAAGCTCAAGTTGTGGACCAGCTGCTGGTTTAAATCCCAAAGCTCAACAAAAGACAGCCGAAGATTCTATAAAAGAAGCAAGAGATACACTTCCTCGTAAAAAACCAATTAAGTGCGGTGAAGATCAAGTTCTTTCTGATAAAACAGATAACACAACTCGTGTAGACGCACAAATACCCCAAGTTTCTACAACACCCCAATAAGCGATGGAGTAATTTTTTTAATAAATATTTAAAATAAAAAATTAACAAAACTTAATGTCTTTAAGACGTCTAGTGGTTGATGACAAATAATAAAATTTTATAATGTCTTTATTATGCGTGATACAATACAACATGCAATTTATACGGCTGGTGCAGCGCCAAGACCGACAATACCATATGTAACTGCGGGAGTAGTCGTTGATACAAACGATCCATACCAACAAGGTCGTGTACGTGTAATATGTGCTACATTAAATGAATCTTCACAAACAGCGCTGAAGGATATTCCGTGGGCATTGTATGTTACACCCTTCGGAGGACACACAAACGCTGGTACACGAGGACCTGGCATACAATCTTCCACTGGATCAATTAATTATGGCTTTTGGGCTCCTCCAAAAATTGGAGCGCAAGTAATTGTAATGTTTGTAGATGGTGATCCAAACATGAGAATTGTGTTGGGCTGTGTTAATGATCTTTTCAAGACGCACACCATGCCACATGGTAGATGGATGTATGAAGATCATCCTGTATTGGAAAAGGTAAATAACAACGAACCCAAACCTTATGGTCCTTACACCTCTGAAGAATTTTATATTCAACCTACAGCAGATAATCTTAGAAAAGCATTCGGAAATAAGCCAGAGCCTAATTATGAGTGGCGGACACGAGCTGCAGATTATACAGTTTCAAGCGTCGATCTTGCATTTTTAGATTCAACAGTAAGTAGCGTTCCCGATGATAAAGATGTAAAATGGGATAATTGGGTTAGTCGTCAAGGTTATCAAGTAAACAGAGTGTCTCCTAACGTGGATGCATTATACAATGAAGGTAATCTCGACAACAATGTTTATTGTTTTGTATCTCCTGGGTTTCATGCTTTTTCAATGGACGACAGACAAGAAAATTGTCGTATTAGACTTAGAACCACTTCCGGTCATCAAATTTTAATGGATGATACAAACGAAAGAATTTATATATCTACTGCCGAAGGTAATAACTGGATAGAAATGGATCAGCAAGGAAACATTGATATTTTCACAACAAATAAAGTAAACATCCGTGCAAAAAAAGATATCAATTTAACTTCCGACGAAACAATTCGTCTTCATGGTGCGAAAGGTGTTCATATTTATTCGGGCGATGAAATGCGTCTTGAAGCACAAAAAGATGTTCATGCAAGATTTAAACAAAATTTCCGCATGAATGTAGGTATTTCAACTTTTATTTTATCGGGACAAAATATCAACCTTCGCGCCAATCAAGACATGTGTCTGGAAGCAGCGCAAACATTAAATCAATATGGAAAATCAGAATTAAAGTTAACGTCTGGTGTAGCTACACACATAAATGGTGGTGCAAATATATATCAAACAGCAGGTAAGATTGATTTGAATGGTCCTGATGCTGCCATAGCTTCTTCAGCAGAGCTACCAGCTGAACAACCCGCAATGTGGACAAATAGAGTCCCTGACCATGAACCGTGGGGAAGAACGATGACCATAAATGACTTTACACATGCGCCCGAGTTTCCCTATACGAGCCCCAACGTCAATAAAATTGAGCGTGGTATATCAATAACACGTGGTAAATTTTGGCGCAGATGAACTACCGCGTAGCTAAAGACGACACGGTTTCCGAACTCATTGACTCGACCTAACTGCATCGACGCCTCCTTCGGTTTTTGTTTAATGTCCGACTGCGTCCCACAACCAGACATTACTATTTATGACTACAAATTAATTAGATACCATTGTGCTGATTCATCCATGTGACTAAAGATCACGTGGTTTTCTCAGCCCTGAAGATGATAAATTTATTTTAACTGTTGCTTAACTTAATTCAGACAGCTCGATAAGTTCGAACTGCGGCTAAAATATAGTTGCTTAACAAAATCATAAATATGATAGTATATATGGAAGTTAGTATTTTTCATATTACTGTTTGTTTTAATCTTAAAGAAAGGAATTACAGTTCGTCCTGACGTCTCAAGAACGCCAGGTTTCCTTGTGGAAATTATATGAAAAAGAATTTATATCGCGGATATTCCTCGTTTGAATATCAAAGAAACAAAACATTCGTACTTACTGATATCGAATTAGTAAAAATGGATTTACTAAATCATATTTATACTCGTCGTGGTGAACGTGTTATGATGCCTGATTTTGGCACGTCGATTCCAGATATTATTTTTGAGCCACTCGATAATAGAACATTGGAACAGTTGAGAAGAGATTTAGAACTTGTTTTTAATTATGATCCGCGAGTGAAGTTGTTGGACTTAAAAATTACACCAAATTTTGATTCGAATGCTGTAAATGCTACGGCACGTCTTTTGTATGTTGAACTTGATTTTGTCGATGAGATTAATTTAAATCTTCAGTTTGAGAACGCTTAAGCATTTCTCGTCCATACCCACACATCATTCCCGCAATCCCATATTCTATCATATCCGTTATTTTTCATGTTCTCCCATTCTGTTAATTGATCATTATAATTTTCAAACAATGTTTTCAGTTTATGTTTTTGAAATTGCATGCGTGAGAATAAGTGTGGTAGACATTTGAAGTACCAATAGTTAGGTGAAGACGTATGTGAGTACAAAAAGTTTAAAGTTTTGTATAAATTACCTTGCGACCAACGTTTGTCACTATAACTGATGATTGTGTTTATGTTGTGATGTTTGTTGATAAAATGTTTGAACAGCTTAGAGGCTCCACCGACAACGTTATGATCTTGCAAAGTGCAAAAGCGCGTAAGTTCAATATCATAATTTTTTGTAAAACGTGGTCTGTTAAAACTCATACAAGCAACGATCATGTTGTTATTGATTAGTGCATAGTTAAATTGATTTTTTGTTGAACCTTGGATGTGGTGTTTATTATAAAACAATTCTGCTTCTTGTGATGTAATTGATTGTATTTTGCAATTTCTTGCATATATTTTGTTATTAAACCCCAGCGCTGATTTTAATCTAGATTTTACAATTTGTTGTTTTTCTATCCATTCGCTTTCAAATATATGAAACAACATAAAATAAATTTTCCATATAAATTC